CGTTAGTAAGTTCCCAGTCTGAATCTTTATCATAAAATTTCATTTTACCATTTGATGATGCATTATTAATCATTTGTTCAATATTATACTGTTCATTGTGACTTATAATACCATTTATTAAATTAAAATGACTTATCCAAATAGTATATTTATTTTGGTTACTATGATATTCTACATAATATTGATATTTAAAATATTTTTCATTATTTTGATCTGGTATATAACTATCTCTAAATAGAGTTTTATCTGTATTCGATGAATGTTTAGAGGCTCTTAAATAGTTGATATTATCTTTTAGTATAAAATTACATCCTAAAATTTCATTAATATTATATATATCTGCCATATTAATATAACAAATATAAATATTTAATACAATTCGAATAGTCTCTATATTATACATACGATTTATCCAGCCATGATTCCATATGAAATTTGAAAATATATATAAACTTTATATTACAAGTATATACATAATGGAACTAGAAGTACAAGGAAAATCTATATTTGAAACAGATATTGAGTTATTTGATTCAAACAATAAGAGGAATACAAAAGACAACAATGATGAAAACAATAAACTACGCGAACAAATCATCAATGCAATCATAAATAATTTTATACCAGAGACATGGTATGAAAACAAAATGTGGACTGATTTGCGAAACGAACTTATGAATTATATTTTACATTTTGGTATAGATTATATTAAAGTTGAATGTAGGATAAAAGCAGGAAGGAAACATAATTGCGATTATGAGTTAATATTTACATTAAGAGACAATACCAAAATATATAGAGATGTTGAGTTTAAGTTTAATACAGTATGTGCAATGAATTGTCCGCAAATCTTGTCACTTGCGTCAAATGAATGTGATTATGCAGATATTTTCTATGACAATTATTTACCAAAAATTGTAACATTATATGATATCACACATTTACTTCCAGACAAAGAAACTTATCTCAGATATATTTATCAACCAGATTATGAAAAATTACCATTTTTCAAACACTTATATGATAATGAAAATAAGTATAAAAGAGCAAAACTCGCAATTGTCAAAAAATCCATTCATGAGTTTTTGAAAACTTATACAAAAAAAATATCATATGAATATTTTCAAAATAAATTCAAGAATCAATCTGATAAAAACTATTTATGCTATTATAAAGGTCAAATATATACCGATAAGATAAAACCAAAAGAATTACAAATTACATCACATAGATTAAAATCTTCAAAAAATTACAACAATACAATTATATTATATACTAAAACATCAACTGAACTTCATATGTTATTGAGATGGAAGAATCACAATGGGATATTATTTCCTGCATGGCAAATTAAATTATGTAGATTTGATGATATAAATAATGGACCAATTATGAAAAAGGTATTCAAATCGAAGTATTGAGATTCAGGAATATACTGTATATAAATCTATTATTACAAATAAATTGGCAAAATATACTCTGTTTCAGTAATATTCAATGAATTATTACCACAATATATATCAATAAACTCTTTAGTTTTAGTATCAGTATATGATGTGATTATTTGTTTATATATATTTATTTTTTTTTGTCTTGATATATTATCTATACATTGAATACAAATTATGTGATTTTCTAATAAATATTCTTTATTCATATCAACTATACAATATTTAAACTCATAATTTCCAACTCCATATCCTCTATCGGTTATCAATACAACATCATTTATTCCATCCTCATTGATATAATTTTTTTTAGATTTATTTTTATAATTTGTTAATACTAATTCATTATTAACAATATCTCCACTATATATTAATCTTGTTTTACTTGAGTCATCTGTCAATTGTTTTTTTACTTGATTCCACACAACAGTTCCAATAGATAATTTAATATTCATATCATGCAGTGTTGTTGTATTTTCTCGTAATTTTTTGAGTTTAGTGATATTATCTTTAGTATTAAATACATATTGTGTATGTATATTTATACAAAAATCATCGTTGTTCCCAGTTGATTTAATCATAGTGAATATAATGGTTTGTTGTTCTGTATCAATATATGAATCATTGCTACAATCAACTATATCTAAAATTGTAAAGTTATCATATATATGTTGGCGAAGTTTATTATAATATGTGCAGTTCAAAAAACTTCTCGGCAATACAAACGATAATATACCATTATCCAATAACATATTGATAGATTTAACTATAAACAATATGAATATATTTGGGCGACCCTCGAAATACTCATAATACATTTCATCAACTAAATTTTTAACTAATACAAAATATGGTGGATTTCCTATTATTAAACTGTATTTTTTGGTACAGTCATATTTTAAAAAATCAATATTTATTATATTTAATTTATTGTATTTATCTGTGATTCCTGAATCAACTAATGAATCATATATTTTTTTGTTAAACTCTACACCATCAACAGATTCAAACTTATCAAATACATAATATATGTATTTAATAAACTCACATGATCCACATGATGGTTCTAATATATGTTTTATTGTTATATCGTGTTTTTTTACATATTGTACAATAAAATTGATAGATTTTTCTATAATATTGCGTGGACTCATAAATATACCTCCTTTCTTTTTTTCATCTGTTGTTAATTTTTTTGTGATATCAATTGACAACTGATTAAATTGAGTTTTCATTGACATTTCTTTTATTTTTTTTATTAATAAATTATTTACAAGTTCAGTATTATCTACACATTTATTTTTGCGATTGCAGTGAGAAGTATACTTCTGTTTGGTTGAAAATGTTTGCCCACATCGTTCGCAAATCCACTTAACCATTTCGTATATATAATATACAAGATATATGTTTAAATAACTATTTTAGTCGAAATTCAAATTTAAATATAATAAATTAAAATTTGAGGTTTATATATAAAACTATAAAATTAATAATATATATATATATATATGTCTTGTAAAAAAGCACAAGAAACAGAGACAATTCTTAAATTAATACAAGTTAAATTAGAAAAATATACCAATTTTGAAGACCTTCTTGCAACATTATGTTTTAAAACTGAAGATGAGGAAGATGAAAAAATTATAGATTTATCTACAAGAGGATTTTATTATGAAAGATTATGGGATTTATGTATTAAATTCGGATTAACTGATTTAACATTAAAACCAACAAGTGTTGATTATACTACACATTTTGATGAAAATTCAAATTCGAAAAAGATTACATTTGATCGCAAGTTTTGGAATAATATTAAAAATGCAAAAGGTGGTAGAGGTTTTTTACAAGGTTATTTAATGGATAGTGTTAGAAGTGGCAACACTGGGGGATTTTCCGATATTACATTTTTAAATACATCTAATAATATGGAAAATCTATATTTGATTTCAGTAAAATATTTTAATGAAGAAAAAGGGATAACAAAGTATGATGTAGGCAATTTATGCGCTTTAATTGAGTTTCATAAAAAAAAAATAGAAAAATACACATATATTTGTTTGTAAATAATAAAAAAAAAGCAATAAAAAAATTTAAAGCACAAAATACATCGAGTGATGTTTTAATTAAATATATTAATCCAGGCGATAAATATGAAAACTTATATGATTCAACAGACCTTCATATGTATTATTTTAAACTAAGAGAACTTCTATCACAATATAATTATTTTAAAACAATTCAAGATATTCAAGATTTTGAAAAAAACTATTTAAGCGATCCAAAAAATCCATTAAAACAACCTTTTATTCCAAGATTTCATCAGAAATTGTTTATCGACACTCTAATTGATTTAATAGTAAATAAAAATAAATTGGGTGTTTTAGTTGGAGCAATACCTAGATCTGGTAAATCATATATCATGTCTGGTTCTATATTAGAGTATGTTAAAGCATATAATATTAAACACCCTCAAGGAAAAAAGTTAATTTTCTTAATGATCACGCCTGCTCCAAATGAAACATTTGGAGAATATACAGATATATTTGCAAACTATATTGATTTTACAAATAATAATATTGATTACACAGTTTTTAAAAAAAAGATAAATTCGACTGATTTAGATAAAACAAAACATAATGTAATTATTATGTCAAAACAAAAACTTGGATGGGTTGAACCTGGCAAAGAAAATGATCAAAAAATAGAAGCAATTAAGAAAAATATTAATATATTATTCAAAGATATAAAAAAAGATATAACAATGATTTATTTAGATGAAGCACATTTTGGCATGAGTACTGAAAAATCAATGCAACTTCTTAAAATGTTAGAAACATTTGGTAACAAAATTCCAAAAATATATGTTACTGCAACATATAATAAACCATTAAAAATATATAATATTCAACCAGATTGTAAATTAACATGGGATGTTAATGATATTAATATAATGAAAAGTTTAGATGAAACTACAATATTAGATAATCCTATTAAAAATCGTTTTGGAGCAAAGATTTATGATGAAGCATTAGAATGGAGGGGTGATAAAAGTGGAAAAGATATAGTTGATAATTTAGTTAAAACATATTCTGTTTATCCAAAACCACACCTTATAACATCTCTATGGCATAGTGATAAATTAAATATAGAAAAAGGTAAAGTGGGCAATACAGAATATGGATTTGATATGGCAAAATTATTTATGACTAAAAAGGGTTCTTTTGAAAATACAGCACAAATATATGAAATGTTGAGATATTATTTTGGCAAACCTGAAAAATCAATGAATTATGAAGAGCAAGACTTTTACAAAAAGAAAGGAATTATTCCAAGAATTAAAGATATGTGTAAAGGAAAATGTAGAACAATGCAATTAGGACATATGACAAGTCAATTATGGTTTTTACCAGTTGGTTCAAATGGATTGATTGAAGATAAAGTAAAAGCATTACTGCAAATATTAAATGAACCTGAATTTAGAAATCAATCGGAAGCATATCATTATTATTGTGCTGTTGAAGTTAATAATGGTATTTCATATGAATATGTGACATATATGAAAAATTCACATAATATAAAAAATGAAATTGAAACACTTGAAAATGAAATAAAGATAGGAAATAAAGGTAATAGAAAAAATTTAATTATTTTAACAGGTAATCGTCTACAACTGGGTATATCATTAAGAAATGTGGATATTGTAGCAATGTGGAATAGTATTGAAAGTACAGATGCTATATTTCAAATGCTATTTAGATCAATGACAGAAGTAATTGAACCTGAATGTGATGATAGTGGATATTGTAATCAAAAAAAATGGGGATTTATGGTTGATTTAAATCCACAAAGAGCAATGACAAATGTAAATTTATTTAGTGAAAATATAAATTATGCGAAACAAGGTTCAGACAAAGTAAAAGAATATAGACAAATTATTGATTTAATTGATATAGACGGTGATATTATAAATGAAGTTGATAATAAAGATGATATTATTAATGAATTATTTAATAAAATGTATGAATCATGGGATCAAGATGTAGAAAGTATAAAAAAAATTACAGAACATTTCAGTTTTTCTCCAACATTTATTAGTCAAATTGAGACTCAACTACGGTTAATAAAGTTTTCAAGTAAATCTAAAAAAATAATAGTTCAAGAAGCAGAAGAAAAAATAGATCCTGGAAAGAAAAAAGAAAAGGTATCTGAAAAAGATAAAAAACAAGTTGAAAAAGAAAAAAAAGAAATTATTGAAATTCCAATTGAAAAGTTAGCAGCAGAGTTAGTTGCAGAAGTCATATCATTATTAAATATATTTACTCTATATTTAGATGGGAACTCTAAATGTATATTATTAAATGAATATAAAAAAAATCAAAATGTGGTTATTATGTCTGACATAAGTAAACTTAAAGATACAGTATATAGTGATGAAACATCCAAGACTATGTTTTTAAAAATACTGAATGGTCGTTTAGGTGGAGATGAAAATGAAGAATATTCTGCAAATGTTGTAGATAAAATAATTAAATCAATAACTGATGCAAAAGATATTTCATATATGGAAAAAATCATATTTTCACAGAAGAAACAATATTATGGTATTCGTGATCCAGATAAATTATTAGAAGATATTAATAATAATCTTGCTCCAAAAGACAAAGAAAGAAAAGAAAAGGGGGAAGTATTTACTCCTATTAAAATTGTAGAAGATATGTTAAATGAATTGCCACCGAATGTTTGGTTAAATCCTAATTTAAAATGGTTAGACCCTGCAGTAGGCATAGGAAATTTTCCAGTAATTGCATATCTTAAATTAATGGATGGATTAAAACAATGGCAACCCGATGAAGAAAAACGTAGAAAACATATTTTAGAAAAAATGTTGTATATGGTTGAAATTAGTGAAAAAAGTATATTTATTCTTAATAAAGTATTTTGTGGAATTAATGGTAGTGGTCAATACAAATTAAATATATATAATAAGTCATTTATTGAAAAAGAATACAAACCAGATATAAATTTTGATATTATTATGGGTAATCCACCATATAATCCACCAAAAGGACCATCAGGTAAATCGAGTGGAAATAGTATATGGCAGAATTTTGTAATGAAATCATTTTATATGCTAACAGATAATGGATTTTTGGTATTTATTCATCCACCTGGTTGGAAAAAACCTACATTAGATATATATAGAGAAAAATTATTTTTGGAAACAAATGATTATACAAAACAAATTCGTCAAGGACAAGTATGGCAAGTTCTTAAAAATAATGGTGCATTTAATTATATATATTCCAATGATCAGAAATCAAAACAAGTTGAATATATTAATTACTTTCCAGCAGTTGATTATTATGTTTATCAAAAAAATGGAGATAAATCATATTGTAATACAAAAAGTATATTTAATGGGAAAATATATGAATCTACTAATGTTAAATTAAATTATGATTTAGATTATTTGCCAATGTTAATTACAGAAGAAACACAACATATATTAAAAAATGTTGTAAGTAAAAATGAAAATAAATTACATATTAAAGCAGATAGAAAACTTGCTTTTGGAAAGAATTTATTTAATGATGATAAATATAAATATAAGTATTTATATTCTACTAAAAAAGGCAGTATTCCAATATATGCTTATTCAGATATCATATTAGATAATGTCAAGAAAAATAAAGTAATATTTAATCTATTTGGTGGAATTGATGGATATTATATTAAATATATATCATCTGAAAGTAATTTGGGTTCAGCACATCAGTCTGGATTTATGGTTGTAGATAATAAAAAAGTTGGAGAAAATATTGTAAAAACATTTGAATCTGATATTATTAAATTTATATTCTTGATAACTCAATATGCATCGGGTATGAGAACTCAAAATGAAACAATAGTAGCAAATTCAATTAGTATTCCACCAATAGATTTTAATGGAGATTTATATGACTTTTATGGAATCAAAAAATATAAAAAATATATTGAAAATATATTAAATAATTATGATGAATCAATAAAACCAAAAAATGTTAAAAAAACTAAAAAAAATACTAAACAACCAGCACCTAAGAAATCATCCGCACCGAAACAATCCGCACCTAAGAAATCATCAACACCTAAGAAATCTAAATCTAAAACAATTAAGAAAAATACACCTGAAAAAAGACCACATCCAGATAAAAAAGGAAAAACTCAAATTAAGTTATATAATCCGGACAGATGGGTTTTAGACACTGAAAAAAATAGAAAAAAATTAACACAAAAAAAACAATAAATATCTAAACTAGTAATATTATAATTATTTCCAATTAAATTAATCTTCATGTTTCAACATATTTTTAGTTAATGTATATACATAAAATGGTGCATCTTTACACCAATTTAAACCATCTTTTCTATTTATTTGATAATTGTGTTCTTTTGTTAAAAACTGTAATTGATCTATAACATTTTGATATTTTTCAGTTGTTTCATCGATTGTGTAATTTTTTATTATGTGTTGTGCAATATTGTAATTTGTTAATTTTGTTAGTATAGATTGAACTTGTGGCAAGTAGTATATATTGCGGTTCATTGTTGTTAATATTACAATTTATATAGATTATTCAAATTTATAAATTTGAAAATAAATATAGATGGTATTAACACTTACAAAAAAAAAGATGTCCGAGATATTATTTTGCATAGAAAAAGGATTTTTATTGAAAAGAGTTAAAAATGACAAGCACTGGAAAAAAAATAAACATAGATTATGTTTTCACCGTAACATATACTACTGGGTCCCTGACTTCTACTTTTATCCAGAGTTTAATTTTCAAGTAATACATGAAAATACTGTATATTACAATACAGTTAGTGGTATAATGAAAGATATAATTATCAATATTAATAATAATTATTATAAATGGACTTTTTCATCTAGAATTGATAAAAATGCAAAATATTATTTTGAATATCACAATGTTTATAATATAAATATGTACAATTCTATTAAAAAAATTAAAAAAATGTATAATCGTATAATTAAGAAACAATCTGATTATTTTTATGCTGTTTATGGTCTTGATTATGGGTGGCGTCCGTTGTAAAAAAATTATTACAATACATACATTTCTTATTTTTATATTTATGTTTACAATATTTCTCTATCAGTTTTTTATTCTTTTTTATTTCTCTCTCTAGTTCTTTTATTCGTTCTTCTAATATCTCATTCTCTATTTGCGCACTTATTACTATCTTCTCCGATTCCATATTATCTCTTTTATTTTTTTTATTACTTAAAGAACTCGCCCCACTCTCCTATATTATTTCCTTTTTTTATTCTTTTTGCAGTTTTTATTCTTTTTTCGGTGTTTTTAAACTTTTTTATACATTTTTTATACATTTTTACACTTTTTTTTCATTAATTTGTAAAAATTTTATACATTTCTTATAAAATCCGTTTAAAATTGCCGAT